AACAAATGAATGAAAGTAAAGAATTAAATGCTATGCTAGCATTAAACAAAAGATTAAACGGTTAAGTTTCGTCGCAGTTAGCACCCTGTCCAAGGTGCCAAATAGACCCTCCGGGGTCTATTTTTTTCGGTAAATAAATTTATGGCAAAATCATTAGACGGCGTCTTAACCAAAAAAGCGCATACAAAAGAAAAGTTCACTGAACAAGAAGTCATGGATATGGCTCTGTGTATGGATCCAACGTCTGGGTACCTTCACTTTGCAAAAAACTTTTTTCACATTCAGCATCCTGTACAAGGCAAGGTAAAATTTGAACCTTACGAATATCAGGAACGCTTACTAAGTGCTTATCATAATTATCGTTTTAACATAAACATGTTACCGAGGCAAAGTGGTAAAACAACGTGTGCATCAGCATACTTACTATGGTATGCTATGTTTCATCCAGATCAGACTATTCTGGTAGCCGCACACAAATACACAGGCTCACAGGAAATTATGCAACGTATCCGTTACGGATACGAACTATGCCCTGACTACATACGTGCGGGTGTAGTTAACTATAACAAAGGGAGTATTGAATTTGACAACGGCTCAAGAATTGTATCAGCTACTACTACCGGCAATACTGGTCGTGGTATGTCAATATCCTTATTATACTGCGACGAGTTTGCGTTCGTTCAGCCTAATATTGCTACAGAATTTTGGACTTCGATCAGCCCAACACTAGCAACTGGTGGACGAGCAATTATTACTTCAACACCTAATAGTGACGAAGATGAGTTTGCTATCATCTGGAAAGAAAGTAAGGATCTATTTGATGAGTTTGGTAATGAAAAACAAGATGGTACTGGACGTAATGGATTCCACGGATTCAAAGCAGAGTGGTGGGAACATCCAGATAGAGATGATGCATGGAAAGCTACTGAGATGGGACGCATTGGGGAAGAACGTTTCCGTCGTGAGTATGGATGCGAATTTTTAGTTTTTGATGAAACATTAATTAATAGTATAAAACTAACAGAACTAATAGGGCGTGATCCTTTATTTAGAATGGGGCAAGTCCGCTGGTACAAAAAACCTGAAAAAGGTCATGTATATCTTGTAGCGTTAGATCCTAGTTTAGGTACTGGCGGAGATTTCGGCGCCATCGAAGTATTTGAATTGCCATCAATGACACAAGTAGCCGAATGGCAGCACAATATTACTCCTATACAGCAACAGGTTAAAATATTGCGTGATGTGCTAAAATACATTGCAGATGAACTTTTAGGGGAAAGTTTTGATCAAATCTACTGGAGTGTAGAAAACAATACAGTGGGAGAAAGTGCTTTAGTAGTCATTGATAACTTGGGTGAAGAAACTTTTCCAGGCTTGTTTTTAAGCGAACCATTAAGAAAAGGACATGTCAAAAAATATCGTAAAGGTTTTAACACTACTTTTGGCAATAAAATTAGTACTTGTGCCAAGGTAAAATATCTTATAGAAGAAGATAAAATGACCTTAAATAGTCGTCCGTTGATTTCAGAACTTAAAACTTATATTGCTAAAGGCACCAGTTTTTCAGCAAAAGAAGGACAGCACGATGACTTAGTTTCTGCATTATTATTAATAGTGCGTATGGCATTATTATTAGCAGAATGGGATCCTACAGTACTAGACAGACTAACTGTTACCAGCGACTGGATAACGGAGGAAGAGTTTATACCACCTCTGCCCATCTTTATATCAACCGGTATGTGATAAATATAACATGAACACGAATTTAGATAAAATAGCACTAGACTTGTATGGAAAGATCGAATCACGCTTTCCTAACATAAAAATTGGTGACGAAAACGCCAAAGTTCTTAGTAAGAAAAGCGACGTTCCTAACGCTCGTTTTTTTGAATTTGAATATAAGGATAATGGTAGAGCCCTTGGCACAGTTGCTATTACCCTGGACGAAGACGACGGAATCGTTGTACAAATAAGTGGAGATTTAGCAGATAGTCAGCATCCTAGTGCTTTTAGATTTATTCGTAGTTTTAGACAATTTGCTAAAGATCGTTTGTTAAATTTTGATGTACAAAATATAGGCAAAAATAACCTAGATAAACGTGATTACGAATTTCAAGCGAAACGCAAGGAAGAAACTATGGAACCAATGATGGAAAATAAAATGTTTGGCACGGCTCGCATGAGCTACCAAGATTTAGGCGAGGCAAGATTAGTTGTTAAACATAGTCAACCAATTAATACAGATATTGCCGCTGGCAGAACAATGCATATTGAAAATATCTATATTGAAAATGCACAAGGTGAACGTTTCCGTTATCCATATAAACACCTAAATGGTGCCCGTGCTTTGGCAGAACATATCAAAGCTGGCGGCAATCCTTATGATCCGATTGGACAACATATTACTAGTCTAAGTGAAGAATTAGCTCAATTACGCAAGTTTAAGAATTATGTAGGACGTAACGATACATTATCAGAGGCCATGGACGATATTAATCAGCAAGTAGCTAAAAGAATCGATGCCGTGAAAAAAGAAGTTCATAATCTACAACGTCCTACATACTATACTCAGTTTGCAGAATCTTTTACAGAGAAAGAAAATAAAGAAATTCCAGAAGATGTTCTCAACGATTGGATTGATCGACTAACAGTTCGCACATTTAACGAAGATTTGAAAACAGCATTTCCTTATATCTATCGTTTAATCGGAGAAAATATTCCAGTTAAAGAATTATCTCCAGATGACCTTTTAGCAGAAAAAAGTGTAAGCGAACCGCAAGCAAGACTAATGGCCGCGGCCGCACATGATCCCAACTTTGCTAAGAAAGTTGGAATGAAACAAAGTGTTGCTAAAGAATTTAACAAAGCAGATAAAGGTTCTAAATTGTTAAGCAATGCTATGAAGAACAAAAAGAAAACTACAGAAGAAAGTTATATTGAATCTTTCTTAGATAGCATTGTTAATGAAGATGAAGAAAGTCAAGACGGAGAAAACACATTATTCAGTCCTAACAAAGCCACTCAGCAGAGTGCTATAGATAAGTTTAATGAAATAATGAAGACTGAATTAAAAGGCGGCCCTAATGGAATCAATATTATAGACAGCCTAAAAGGTATAATAGATGATCCAGAATTTTTAGAAAAGATGAAAGATATCGATCCAGATTTAGACGCCCGTGGTGCTATACAACAAGAACTAAATGCTATGGCGAAAGATGACATGGAACTTTCAAGAATTCTTCCGCAACTAGATTTCAAAGGCGATGGTGGTGATGCCCCAACAGGCGGTGAACAAGCTCCTCCACCAGAGGCACCATTAGCTCCTCCGCCAGAAGCTGTACCGCCAGCACCAGACGCAGGAGCGGCTCCGGCAGGCGCACCAGGAGCACCACCAGCTCCAGCAGGAGAAATGCCTCCAGGAGCACCAGGCGCACCACCAGCGGCACCAGTTGCTGAAAGCATAAACAATGCTAAATTAAAAGCAAAGTTTATCAGAGCTAAAGAATGTGGTGCTACATTAGAAACAATGATGGATTTTGGTCACAAAACTATGACATTGCATGATGCTATGCGAGAGTGTGGTATCGCACCTATGGAATGTGGATTTGGCGACATGGATGACGAAGGTAACCATGAAAACGGTGTAGAACAAATGCTCAAGAGCATTGCTGGTTTTTGGAATCGCGAAGCTAAGAATTTCACAATTGGTGGAACTCGTTGCAAAACCAAAATTGCAAAAGATTTCAAAGATGGTGAATTTCCCAACGCAACCGAACAAGATTTAGAACATGTGTTTCATCTAATCGATAAAATGGATCCTAGCGAACACGGACATGATGAACTTAGCCGTATTAAACATTTAGCACACGGACATCACCATGCTGAAGTTGATGAAGCAGGCAATGACGAACAAGACTTTTCTAACATGATGCAACAATTCATGGACAAGCATCAAGGTGCAGATGTTGATGGTATGTTAGACAAATATCTACAAAGTCATCCAGATGCTAAAGTAACACGTAGCAATACAAGCAGTGGCACTATTAACGGTAAACCTGCTAGTTATGATGATGCAATGAAACAGATGCCTAAGATTAGCTTTGGCGGTCAAGATTTTGATATGAATAATCCAGATCAGATGGGAGACAAAATCAAAGGTATGATGGGCGGTATGATGGGCAAGATGCAAGGCCAAATGCCTAATCAAAATGTAAAATTTCCAGGCGGTCAAATGAATCCACAGGACATGATGAAGGGCATGATGAGTCAGTTTGGTGGTATGAATGAGTCCGACGAATTAACTAAAATTCTTAAAATAGCGGGAGTTAAAAAATGAAGAAAATAAATGAATCACAATTACTAAATCGTGTCTCTCGTTTAAGAGAACATATTGCAATAATAGAGTCGGAGCAACAGGCCGATGAAGGTGTATTTGACACAATTGGTCAAGCGATTGGAACTGCTGGTGGAGCCTTAGCTATGCCTGCACGTGCCGGCGCAGAACTTGGCAAGTACATTTACAATAATGCTGGCCAGTTAGTTGATAAGGCTACTGGGGCGATTGCTAATGCGGCTGGACAAGTTGCTCAAGGTGCCAAACAAGGTTGGCAAAATACCGATCCAGCCAAACTAGCTCAAGCAGTTACAGGCAGTGGCGCTGGCTCACCATCAGGCACAACATTGAAAACTCCACAAGAAATTATGGCGTTCCAAAAAGCCAACGGTCTAACACCAGACGGTATTGCTGGTCCTAAAACACAAGCGGCCATGAAAGCCAAAGGTGTAACATCAGCGGCACCGGCAGCACCAGCGGCACCTACACCGGCAGCATCATTGGGAGGCAAATCGTTTGCCGATGCTAACAAAGCGGCTATTGCGGCAGGAGCACCAGCAGGTACCCAACCAGCGGCAGCACCAGCGGCAGCACCAGCGGCAGCACCAGCGGCAGCTCCTGCACAAATGCCTGCACAAACGGCACAAGAGTTGGCTATGGACATGGCAGGTAAACCATCAGCCGCTCTACAAGCTCAGTATGCAAAGGACACAGCACCAATTGCGGCGGCACCTGCGGCGGCACCTAGACAACCAGGAGTTCGACCAGGACAACCAGGCACAATGACAGCAGAGTCAGTACAATATGACGATTTGGCAAGACTAATTAGTTTGGTACATCATCGTTAATAACGAGTAAAATACTCACATTTCAGGCAAGATTTCTCTTGCAATGCTAAATAAAAGCGTATACAATAACATGTATGCGCTTTTTCTTTAAGTAGATCTTAAAGAGATATTAGGCAAACAAAAGCACATAAAGGCTAACAATAGGAGAATATTATGGCAACTTTAGCTGAAATTAGAGCAAAACTAAAAGCATCTGAACAAAAAGGTTCAGACAACAATCGTTCAGGCGGTGACAAATCAATTTACCCGTTCTGGAATCTTAAAGAAGGTGGCGAATCTACACTTAGATTTTTACCAGATGGTAACACCGACAACACTTTTTTCTGGGTAGAACGTGCAATGATCAAATTGCCATTCGCTGGAATCAAAGGTGAATCAGAAAGCAAACCCGTTACAGTACAAGTACCATGCGTAGAAATGTATGGCGACACATGTCCAATCTTGGCTGAAGTTCGCGGTTGGTTCAAAGACCCAGCATTAGAAGATATGGGTCGTAAATACTGGAAGAAGCGTAGCTATATTTTCCAAGGTTTCGTTGTTGAAGACGGACTTGGTGAAAAAGCTGAAGAGCAACCAGAAAATCCAATCCGTCGTTTCATTATCGGTCCACAGATTTTCCAATCAATTCGTGCGGCACTTGTTGACCCAGAGTTGGAAGATTTGCCAACAGACTATGTACATGGTTTGGACTATCGCATGAAGAAAACATCAAAAGGCGGTTATGCCGACTACTCAACTTCAAGTTGGGCACGTCGTGAGCGTCCACTAAGCGATGCAGAAAACGAAGCTATCAAAGCTAATGGCTTATATAACTTGTCAGACTTTTTGCCTAAGAAACCAGGTGAAGTTGAATTGAAAGTTATGAAAGAAATGTTTGAAGCTTCAGTAGACGGCGAGCCATATGATATGGAACGTTGGGGACAATATTTCAAACCAGCAGGTATGAGCCAAAATACTGGCGATCCTGTAAAGCAAACTCCTAAAGCTTCTGCTCCGGCAGTAGATGAGGATTTCGAAGACGAAACACCAGCACCAGTATCTAAATCAGCGCCAGCAACTACTGCCAAAGCTGATGCAACAGGTGCAGGCGGTGATAGTCGTGCCCAAGACATTTTGGCAATGATTCGCAATCGTCAAAAACAATAAACACGGCTAGGGCCAATGTGACTTAGTCATACGCCCTAGTTTTCTATTTAGGAGAATTAACTTATGGCCACAAAAGCCTTCGATTTATCGAAATTTAGAAAGACCTTGACTAAAAGTATTGATGGTCTAGGTGTAGGATTTAACGATCCTACAGATTGGATTAGTACAGGCAACTATACGCTTAACTATCTAATCAGCGGAGATTTCCACAAAGGTATCCCATTAGGAAAAGTTACAGTGTTTGCTGGCGAATCCGGCGCAGGTAAAAGTTTTATCTGTTCGGGCAATCTAGTGCGCAACGCACAACAACAAGGAATTTATGTTATTCTTGTAGATACCGAAAATGCGTTAGATGAAAAATGGTTGAAAGATCTTGGCGTAGATACTAGCGAAGACAAATTGCTAAAATTAAACATGGCAATGATCGATGATGTAGCTAAAACTATTCATGAATTTATGTCAGAATACAAAACAATGACAGAACGTCCTAAAGTCTTATTTGTCATAGACTCATTGGGTATGTTGCTTACCCCTACCGATATTAACCAGTTTGAAGCGGGAGACTTGAAAGGCGATATGGGTCGTAAACCTAAAGCACTTACAGCTCTAGTGCGTAATTGTGTTAATATGTTTGGATCCTATAATGTTGGAATGGTATGTACTAACCATACATACGCTAGTCAAGATATGTTCGATCCAGATGACAAGATCAGTGGCGGGCAGGGCTTTGTTTACGCAAGTTCAATTGTAGTTGCTATGAAAAAATTAAAGTTGAAAGAAGACGAAGACGGCAACAAGGTATCAGATGTAATGGGTATTCGTGCATCATGTAAGATTATGAAAACTCGTTACAGTAAACCTTTTGAAACTGTACAAATTAAGATTCCATATGAAACAGGTATGAATCCTTACAGCGGTATGGTTGATATGCTTGAGAAGCAAGGCATACTTGTTCAACAAGGCAACAGACTAAAATATGTCGATCCTGAGACTGGCGAGGAAACATTATTGTACCGAAAAGAATGGAAAGATGATAAATTAGATATGATAATGAAAAATTATCACATTAAACCTATCACAACAACCGTTCTTGAGGAGACAGAAGAAAATGTTGAATGAAACACAAATTGGTGATATCTGGTTGCTATTTGCAGACTACATTGATAAGAAAGTTATTGACAGCGTAGCTGAACGTTATGTTGATCTATTAGCAGACTTTGGTACTAGTGATCGTATAATGCAAGGTGCATCTGGTATTGACAGTGTACTAGATTCTGCTATAGAATATTACCTCGACGAAGATATCGAGGAAGAAGAAGACGACAATTACAACGACGAAGAAGAGGAATATTAATGGGTTGGTATACCGATATTGCAAGAGACATCAGCAATATTCCTGATGCTGTACTACACTTTGAATCAGAACTAGCAGAAGCCCGCAAAGAGGTCAAACTGTATGGAAATGTGGAAAAGGCTAGTGCGGCATTACCGGGAATAGTAGAACATAGATTCTCTCAATTACAAGAAATTGAAGCAATATTGGAATACCTTAATATTGAACTTCGTAGACTTAAAAGTCAGTTTTTTCGAAAATATCTAGAAAATTACCAACGTTCTCTAAGCAGTCGTGATTGCGAACGTTTTTGCGAAGGTGAAGCAGATGTAATTGATATGGAAAAAATTATCAATGAATTTGCTTTACTACGCAACAAGTGGCTAGGTATTACAAAAGGTCTTGACCAGAAACAGTGGCAAATTACTAACATAGTAAAATTACGAATTGCTGGTATGGAAGATGCAAGTATCTAAACAATTATTTTTGAATGGATGTAGTTTTGTACACGGCGACGACTTAGTATGGCCTTATAGCAAGCTACCTCTGTACGATAAAAATAATACAGATTATCTAAATGTATTAAAGCAATTTAATATTTCAGGTATCATTGAAAAGACAAAAATTTTTGAAAATGTTTATAATATTGCACGGTATGGTGCAACAAATGATTTAATTACTTTTTCAACTATTGAGTTTTTTAATAAAATACCTTATGAAGAAAGATCCAACTATGTAGCTTGTATAGGTTGGACAGATCCTTGTAGGATTATGGTTCCCAATGACTGGGCTATACCAGATCAAGATTTTTCTAAAGACGACAACATAGAAAATCTCAAAAAAATGTGGTTTCATTTGAATCTTTATACGATGAATGGTAACGATTCAGATGTACAACAAAAATACAAATCACTAGCAGATGAATATGTTAAACAATTCAATGATTCATATTGGTTCAAAGAACATATTAAAAATATTCTGATGCTTCAAAACTATTTCAAAGCAAATAACATAGATTTTGTATTTTGGAACAGCATAGGATTTCCATTAAAAGATGTAGATCAGTACCACAGAGAACTTTTCTTAAATTTTGTTGACTGGGATCATTGGATAAATTGGGTTGACTTAAAAATTCAATATATGATAGCTGGTGTTAAAATTCCGTTAGGATTTAGCCATTCATACGATCAAAAATTAGGTGTCTTTTGCTCAATGCTCGATGCTGTGGGTCAAAAACAAGCATGGACACAAACAAAACATCCAGGCCCTGAGTCGGCCAAGATATGGACAGAAATAATTTTGAAACATTTGGTCAATAAAAATATTATTAATAGTTGACTTTTAAGTTAGTATCTGTTAACATATATTATATGACTACTGTTGATAATTTATTACTGAAAATTGTTAATTTTACCGATCCTTCCATAGAATCACAATTAACATCAAGAGATAGTAAGGTATTAAGAAACCTTGCATCATCCATTGTTGATAAAATTTTTATCACTGAAAATCAAAGTAAACTTTTGATTAAAATACTTAAAGAAAATTCTAAAAAATTATCAAAATTTTCTGAAGATATTGAAAATGTATTGTTGAACCCAACTTGGTCTCGGAATTTTCGAGAGATAGTACAAATTCATAAACTTTATCTAGGAAAAAATCAAGAAGATGAAATAGTAATTGTTATCGAATCTACATTTAATTCAGAAATTAGACAAATATTAAATGGCCTAATGAAAAAAGGAGATAATGTTTTGGCAACACCTCATACTAAACGTTATACAGCAGATTTGACTGAAAAAAATATAGAATTATTAGTCGAAACATTATCTCCTTATAATTTTGATATTGATGAAAAAATAAAAAGTCATTACGAGATTATAAAAACGTGGAAGCGAGAAGATTTTGTTAACCAGTTCAAATTAACGACTATAACTAATTCTAACTTTCAAAAATGTATAACTGACGATCTTGGTCTCACAACAAATATCGATCAAAATATAATCAACGATAGGAGTATAAGATATCAGTATTTTGTTGATACTCCAAAGAATCCTGGAGAAAACCTAACTGAATATATTGCCAATCGACCAGCAACTAAAGTATGGGTTGATAAAAATCAACACTCGTTATCTGAAATAATTTCTAGTTTAATACAGTTAAAACGATTACCTATACTAGTGGTATTTGATACATTGATCAATAATAAATATCTTGAAAATCTAAGAATTTTATCGGAATCACTAGAACAAAATAAAATTGAAGATCACGTGGGAGTTTATTTTAGATTACCCAATGACGAGCATGGTAAAAAATTTAATCAGTTTATTGCAGAAAAAAAATATAATTATTTGTTAGATAACACAACAAAAATAGCTTGTGTACAAAGTGGAAAATTACCAAAATTTTTCTTAAAAAATGCATGGCGTCCTATGAGCGTGATTGCACTAGATAGCCGTATGGGTATGAGACATGGTAAGACTGCTGTATACTCTAATAATTGTGATTGTATCTTAGAGTGGTCCGATGAACCTCCATTGGATGATAAGAGGATTAAATCTTGACTGTAAAATTAGTAATTCGAGACGAAGTTAATATTAAATTTGAAGGCTTAAATTTAGAAGCTCGTAAAAAACTGGCTAATACATTTAAGTATGAAGATCCAACGGCACGATATCGCCCGGCTTATAAATTAGGACGTTGGGACGGTAAGGTGTCAATGTTCGGCCTTGGGGGCAATGGTTATCTAAGTCAATTGGAACGTTGTTTGCAAATACTGTCCGACATGGACATTGATGTGGATGAATTAGATGATTTGCGTACAACCAGTAAAATTGAGTTCAATCCTATAACAACACACTACTGGGCTGACCAAGGTAAAGTATGGCCAGACGGGCATAGATTTGCAGGCCAACCTATCGTATTACGCGAAGATCAAGTAGAAGTAGTCAATAGATTTTTCACAAATACCCAAAGCCTACAAGAAGTAGCAACAGGTGCTGGCAAGACAATTATGACAGCAACTTTAAGTCATTCGGCTGAAAAATATGGCCGTACTATTGTTATTGTTCCAAACAAAGATCTAGTAACACAAACAGAAGAAGACTTTGTCAATGTTGGATTAGATGTTGGCGTTTATTATGGCGACAGAAAAGATCTAAACAACACTCATACTATTTGTACTTGGCAAAGTTTGAATATTTTAGATAAAAAAAGTAAAAATTGGAGCGAAGACGTTGCTTTAACTCTAGCTGAATTTCTTGACGGGGTTAAGACAGTTATAGTAGACGAAGTACACATGGCCAAAGCAGAGGTACTTAAAAATCTGCTCACACAAAATTTATGTAATGCACCTATACGGTGGGGATTAACCGGCACAGTTCCTAAAGATGCGTTTGAATCGGAGCCTATTTTTGCTAGCATTGGACCAGTAGTAGGCGGAATCAAAGCATATGAATTACAAGAAATGGGTGTACTAAGCAATCTACATGTCAATGTAGTACAACTAATTGATTTACTAGAATTTAAGACATATCAAGAAGAACTAAAATATCTTGTCACTAACAAAGACAGAATGGCATATTTTAGTCGTCTTGTAAAAGGCATATCTGACTCAGGCAACACACTAATCTTAGTGAATAGAATAGACACAGGCAAATTATTAACAGAAATGATCGAAGGCGCAACATTTATATCAGGTGAAGTTAAGGGAAAAGATCGTAAAGAAGAATACAAAGATCATGCAACAATGGATAATAAAGTTACTGTGGCAACTTATGGTGTAGCCGCTGTTGGTATTAATATCCCTCGTATTTTTAATCTAGTACTTTTGGAGCCTGGAAAGAGCTTTGTTAGAGTTATACAAAGTATTGGCAGAGGAATTAGAAAAGCGGAAGATAAAGACTTTGTACAGATCTGGGACATAACTTCAACTTGTAAATTTGCCAAGCGTCACCTCACAGCGAGGAAGAAATTTTACAAGGATGCCAAATATCCGTTTACACTAGAAAAAACGGACTGGCAAAAATAAGGAATCATGCAGATATTAACGTTAGATAACAAGACATTTTCATTAAACAATTTACCAGATGAGGTGGACGAAAACACCAGGTTTGCAGTTTTAGATAATAGCAATCCTGCCGAACCTGATTTCTTTTTCATGCCACTTATTTTCTTGGAAAGTTTTAATGCACCAGCAATGGTATTAAGGATTGGCGAAGATGAAGTAGTTATGCCCATTGATTGGTGCATTGCTGTCGGCGATAGGTCCAGTGCTTGCGACATTGAAATTTTACCTTTGACTAGTTTGAACGATCGAGGGTTTGAAGCATTAATTTTTAATCCGTTGAGTAGTTTTAGAATAGAATTTAAGAAAATAGAAATTGTAAATTTTTATAATGATGTTAAATGGTATTTTCCTAAAATGAAAAACGGGCAATTACTTGCAACCCCACTGCATAACGGAAGTAAACCAGATTGTGCGTATTTTGTAAAAGAGATCAGCAAACAAAATGAAATAATTCAATTGGATAAAATATTATGACATTAAAAGTAGCATATTTTCAACCTACAATATTAGCCATAGATCAAGTTCCTCATTCAGAATTTAGTCAGATCTATGGGCTAATGGAACAACTACATTCCCATCCAGAACTGAATGATGCAGATAATCCTTTTATTAGTATTCGTGGTGGTCAACAGATACAAGTTTTTCCTAATACAATTGATTTGGATGTAACTTGGTTAGTTAAATGGCTCGAATCAATTTGCCAAGGTTATATAGAACTTGTTACTGCACAATCGGGTGTAGAAGAATTAAAACTAGTCAAACCTCAAATTGTTAGTGCCTGGACAATACGACAATACGAAGGCGATTATCAAGAAATGCATACTCACCCGTTAGGTAATATTAGTGGTAACATTTATATTACAGTTCCTGAATTAGCAGAAAACAGTCAGCCTAGCGATTGCCAAATTTTGTTTAGAATGCCACAGACTAAAGATATTAGTAAGTTTATAATGAATGATGTTTGGAAATTCAAGCCAGAACCGGGTGCAGTGATTTTGTTTCCTAGTCATTTACCTCACACAGTTTATCCGTGGAAGGGCAAGGGAAATCGCACGGTATTGGCATTTGATGCTAGACTAGTACCTCGTGAGGAATTGACGAATGGGCAATCTTAAACCAGGTGTAAAATATATCTACGAACGTAACGGTAATACTACGTATGCTAGAGAATTCGGCGCTGATCCAAGCACTAGACAAGCAATAGGTTGGGACTACGACCCTGAAGAAGCAAAACGATTTGATGGTCGGAAAATCGACAGTCGTACATTAATTGATGAGATTCGAGACGATCAGATGTGGGGTCAAATTCGGAGAGAAGCTAAGACCAATATTACTTTACAAAAAGCCTTGGATCGTGCTATAATGATATACAAATTAAGTAAAGAACGCTATGAGTGATGATAAAGTCGAACTAAAAGAAAAACTAGCGGCTGTGGACCAAAATGTCCGAGAGCTGTGGGATGCCATGACTTTAGAACAACAAAAGGCACTTAAAAACGAATATTTTATTCTTAACAGATATATCAGTAGTGTAGCTAATCAAAAAAGAGAAGTACAAGAACATTTTGTTTTAACTGTCAACGAATATTTTAATAAACACTGGAACAGTTTACAAAAACATCCTAAGCTCATGTGGTTATTACTATGTATGTGTAGTTATAATGGCAAAAAAGTATTTTGGCATGATTGGATTGGTCATAAAAAACGTACAGGTTCTAATTCAAAGAAAATAAAATTTTTAGAAGAAATATACCCAAACAAAAAACAAGATGAGATTGCGGTATTGAGTCGCATAAGTACAGACAAAGAATTAAAAGAACTTGCTCGGGCGTACGGCATGGACGAAGCTACTATTGCTAAAAAATTAAAATGATGAGTTTAGTATCTCAGCCATACTCTTGCGGATATTGTAACAAAGGTTTTATGCAGGAAAAAACTTTGTTTGTACATGTATGCGAACAAAAAAGACGAGCTCTTGCAAAAACTGAAAAACACGTAATATTAGGGTTTGATACATTTCAGAAATTCTATAAGATAGCCCAGCCTAATAGTAAACAGGATAAAACTTATGAAGATTTTTGTAAAAGTAGTTACTATAATGCTTTTGTTAAGTTTGGCAGTTTTGTCAGTAATGTTAATCCTCTCTACCCGGAAAAATTTATCGACTATGTTGTCACCTCTGGTGTCAAACTCGATCACTGGTGCCGAGACGAACTCTACGAACAATACGTTTTCGAACTTATCAGAAAAGAACCCGTCGAAATCGCACTCCAAAGATCGATCAGTACGATGATGCTATGGGCAGATGATCACGAATCTCAGTGGAATCATTATTTTTTATATGTTAGTCTAAGTCGTGCTTGTTATGATATTAAAGATGGAAAAATTAGTCCTTGGTTAATATTGAATAGTGTCAATGGCAAAGCTATGCTACAAAAATTTAGCGACGAACAATTGAATCATATACAAACAGTTATTGATCCAAAATTCTGGGTAGCTAAATTTAAGAAGTTACCAGACGATGTATCATTTGTAAAAGAAGTTATTAAGGAATCCAATATATAATGCCTGATATCGATATCGACTTTGCGGATCGCACACGAGCATTGAGTGTGCTAAAACACATTGATGCATCACTTGATACTTCTAAAAAACACAACACTGGTATATATTGTACTAGTATTCCGCACAATCCTATTACAGGAATAAGTACACTAAATTATCAGGAAGCAGAAGAAAGAGGCTATTTTAAGATAGATTTTCTAAATGTAAATGTTTATGAAGGAGTTCGTAATAAAGAACACCTAACGCAATTAATGGAGACAGAACCACTATGGGACCTATTGGAACAGGACGAATTCTCAAATCTACTTTTTCACGTGAACGGACACGGGAACGTATTGAGGCAGATGAAACCGAAAAGTATCGAAGAGCTCGCGGCGTGTATAGCGATAATTCGACCAGCAAAACGACACTTGTTAGGAAAGAGCTGGAACGACGTATTCGACGAGATATGGGTCAAGCCGACGACTGACGAATACTATTTTAAGAAAGCACATGCTATTGCCTATGCACATGTGATTGTAGTACAGATGAATTTAATCTGTGAAAAAGTTAGCTACGAATATAGTTAACGAGGTTTGCGAAGTAGTTGTACACTTTTACGTTTTACTCGTTTAAGTGTTAAGTTCATCAAATTTACAACAGGTCCAAGAATTACACGGGTATCTTTACTGTTGAATGTTTTTATAGCATAGGCAAACGGATGTATATCGTCCTTGCAAAAAACATTGATAGGAAACTGGCGATTTGACTCCCACCACCAAATTTCTCCTATTTCTAAGAATCTAGTCCTTTCTTCAGGAGTTTTAACAGAATTAAGATCATAGAAGCTAGTTACAAACTGATCCTGATTAATAATGATACCAACATACTCTTGATCGCCGTAGTTAATTACACTTATGAAAGGTAAATTTTGTTCTATATCGTCTCTTAATTTTGCCATAAATACTATTAAAGGTCCTTGCCAATGCAAAAAGTTCAAAGTTATTTATATCCTAATAGAGTTATACTAATTGCCGATTTGGCTGGCTTCACCGTGGAGAACACAATCGTGTACGCAAAAACAGTTAAAATTTACAATGGTATAGACAACACTATACAGTTTGATATACAAAATGCTGACCAAAAACGTCTGGATCTAACTCAGTACGTAGATCTGTGTATTACTGTTATGGATGCTGCCGGTAACGAATTAGACAGCAGTCCTTACTATATGACTAACATGTCTATCCAGGGTCTTGCAACTGTAACCATTCCACAAGCTGATCTAGAAGATTTAAGCGATCAGTACTTGACTTATAGTGTTAGTGCTGTTGACAGTAATGGAAACGATATACTATTTTATACTGACAGTAGATTTAGCGCCGCTGGTAAAATGCAATTAATAGGTAACGCTTTTCCTAAATTTAGAGGTGAAACTGTCTATGATAGATTCCAAGGTGAAATCAATTTCATGGGGAATGTAATCAACCATACTAGCGCTATCCCGTGTAAATTTTATGAAGCTAATCCAACACCCGCTATAAGTTTTGATGTAGCTATAACCAACTTTATAGGTGTCATTTATGTGGAAGCCACTGAAGATAGCACTATAAGCGTAGAATCATTTCTTAATGCTACTCAATTACAAAGTATGACTTACAATATAGCTACTACAACTACATTGAGTTTTACTAATATTCCAACCATTAATCCTGTAAATGGCAACCAATGGAATTACATGCGAGTAAGTTGGAAATTTCCAGATGTTTGGCAATATGGTAGCCAACAAAACCCTAGTATTACATACGGAACGGTTAATACAGTTACCATTACCAGTTGATCTTAATCAAATAACGTGTTATACTTAGGCATGAGCCTAATAGCGGATACATTACTACAATTTTTACCTGGAAAGCGTAAACATACTCCAAGTGGTTGGATTAGCTTCAATGCGATCTGTTGTGATGATAAAAGACAACGTGGCGGATTCATCGTAAACGGTGGAGATGCTGTTAGTTATCATTGTTTTAACTGTGGATTCAAATGCAGTTGGCAACCAGGTAGGCATATCAGTCAAAAGATGAATAAATTCATGCGGGATCTCAATATTCCCGATGACATTATTAATCAGTTAAGATTAGAAGCACTAAGATTAGACCAAAATAATACAGCAGAAGTTCGTAGTATCATTCCTAAATTTGATGTTCGTGCATTACCTATCGATAGTACGGCTATCACGGAATTGCTCGCCGACCCTCCAGAAAAACTTATACCTGTACTAGAATACATGGTAAGTAGACGACTTTTTCCCGAAGATTTTCCGTTCTATTGGACTCCGAAAGTTGGTTTTAGCAACAGGCTAATTATTCCGTTTTTATACAAAGGCGAAATCGCAGGCTGGACTGCTCGTGCTATTAATGACGCACAACCTAAATATTTGAGTGAACAACAACCGGGATATGTGTTTAATCTCGATAATCAACTAGATAATAGAGAGTTCGTGATTGTAAGCGAAGGACCCTTTGATGCACTAAGTATTGATGGCTGTGCTCTTCTTGGTGCTGAGATAAAGGACAGTCAAAACTACTTATTAAAACAGTTAGGTAAAGAGATTGTTTTAGTTCCCGATAGGGATCACGAAGGTCCGCGCACCGTTGAGCAAGCCCTCGAATATGGTTGGAGTGTAAGTATGCCCGATTGGCCTGAAGGTGTCAAAGACATTAACGATGCTGTTATAAAATTAGGTAAACTGGCAACCATGTGGTTAATTGTTAGTGCCAAAGAATCTAACAATCTTAAAATACAACTGAGAACAAAAAAATGGTTCAACGAATAATTAATTTTCTTTTGAGTCCTTATTATAAATGGAAGTCAAAAAGAGCTTTTGAAAAACGTCTAAAAGAATTGAGGGAACGGGATCCGTTCATTTATAAATGATCAGTTGGGGAATATCTGGCAACAGTCACGACGCGGCTATAGCGGTATTTCTAGATGAAAAACTAGTATTTGCCAGTCATAGCGAGCGATATAGCGGTCAAAAAAATGACAGAAACCTCTGTAAAGAACTTGTTATGGCTGCCAAACGATATGGTGCTCCAGAAAAAATCTACTGGTACGAACGCCCTTTTCTTAAAACTCTAAGACAATGGTATGCCGGCCAAGGATGGAAGGGTCGTGATAACGATATTGGCATTTACATGGCTCGATACGAAATCGATGCACCTATTGAATATGTAGATCATCATCTTAGTCATGCGGCCGGCGGCTACTTCACAAGTGATTTTAATGAAGCTTGTATAGTAGTTATAGATGCTATAGGTGAGTGGGATACTGCCACCATATGGGAAGCCAAAGGCAATAAACTTAAGAAAAAATGGAGCCTACGTTATCCACATAGTATTGGATTATTCTATAGTGCTATGACTCAGCGTGTGGGATTAAAACCTAACGAAGATGAGTACATCTTAATGGGTATGGCAGCTTATGGGGATCCAAAAAAATTATATTTTGACATGAGTCATGATTTTATTGACAACTATGATAATCTAAAATTTATTAGAAATTGCCACAGAGGAGTGCAAGACTGGCATCCAGAATTGACCGTAAAAGATAGTTTTGAAATAGCGGCAACTACACAGGCTATCTACGAAGATTTTTTTGAAAGTCTGTTAATCAAAGCCAAACGTATGGTTCCTAGTAAAAATCTAGTATTAATGGGAGGATGTGCCCTAAACTGTTCGGCAAATAGACTAACAGGAAAATATTTTGCAAATACATGGATATATCCAAATCCAGGAGATGCAGGGTCGGCTATTGGTGCAGTTCTGGCAAAGAATCCCGAGTGGAGACATTATACAGATTGGTCCAATAATTTCTTAGGGTATGATATGGGATATCGTGTTACTAACGAAGAAATTGTTGAATATTTAGAGGATAATAAAATATGTGGTGTTGCCCGAGGACCAGCAGAATTTGGACCACGTGCTTTAGGTAATAGAAGTTTATTAGCCGATCCTCGAGGAGAAGATATTAAGGACAAAGTAAATGCAATTAAACAACGACAAGAATTTAGACCTTTTGCTCCAGCAATACTTGAAGAGCTTGTGGATGACTATTTTATTATGCCTAATGGTTGGCATAATAGTAGGTATATGCAAGTCGTCGCTCATTGTAGGAATCCTGAGCGTTATCCTGCTATCGTGCATCGTGATGGAAGTTCACGTGTACAGACTGTACCAAAAGATGGAAGTTCTTTTAGAGAACTCTTAGAACTTTGGTATGCAAGAACCGGATGTCCTATGCTATTGAACACAAGTCTAAACATTAAAGGGCAGCCTATGGTGAATGATCATGCAGATGCTCGCAACTTTGAACGCCATTATGGTGTTAAAGTCTTTAACTAGAATGTATAATATATAAATGACACAAAACATAAACTACGGATATGATGTACAGAAATTGTACTTGGAAATGATGCTGAGTGACGCAGAAACTTTTGTGCGTTGCCAAAGTATTTTTGATCATACATTGTTTGATCGCAAGCTACAGGACTCGGCAGAATTTATCAACAAGTATGTTGAGCAGTATAATGTCTTGCCCACATTTGACATTGTAAATGCATCAGTTGGTGCAAATTTGAAACCTCCAGAAGGTGTTAAAGAAAACAACTACGACTGGGTGTTGAATGACTTTGAAACTTTTATTCGTCATAAAGGACTCGAGAGAGCCATCTTAGAATCGGCCGATCTACTGGAAAAAGGCGAGTATGGTCCGGTCGAAGAAAAGATCAAAAAAGCGGTGCAAATTGGTCTACAGAAGGACATGGGTACTGATTATTTTGAAGATCCTCGTGCTAGACTATTACGCATCAAAGACAAGAATGGACAAATTTCGACAGGATGGAAAAGCATTGATGATAAACTTTACGGTGGCTTTAATCGTGGTGAGCTTAACATTTGGGCTGGTGGTTCTGGTGCTGGAAAATCTCTATTTCTTGCTAATCTTGGGGTCAATTATGCTCTTGCTGGACTCAATGTATTATACCTTACACTAGAGCTTAGTGAAGATTTGGTCTGTATGCGTATTGATGCAATGACCACTGGTATACCAACAAGAGAGATTTTCAAGAGCATTGATGACGTTGAAATGAAGGTCAAAGTTATCGGGAAAAAATCGGGAAATTTACAGGTTAAGTACATGCCAAGTGGTAAAACTGCCAATGACATTCGTGCTTACTTAAAAGAGTATGAAGTCAAAATGGGACGTAAGGTTGACGTATTATTGGTCGATTATATGGACTTGATTATGCCACTGAGCAAGCGTATTAGTGCTGAAAACTTGTTTGTAAAAGACAAGTATGTGAGTGAAGAATTACGTAATCTAGCAGTAGAAAAGAACTGTGTGTTTGTTACTGCGGCACAACTGAATCGCGGTGCTGTAGAAGAAGTTGAGTTTGATCATAGTCATATTTCAGGCGGATTGAGTAAGATTCAGACAGCTGATAACGTGTTTGGTATCTTTACAAGTCGTGCTATGCGTGAGCGTGGACGTTACCAAATTCAGCTGATGAAAACCCGTAGTTCGAGTGGTGTTGGGATGAAAATTGATTTAGCATTTGATATCGATACGTTGAGAATTAGTGATCTAGATGAAGAAGATGGTTATGGTAATGGCGCTCCTAGTGCAGGATCAACATTACTAAATTCTATTAAACAAAGACAAACAATAGCCCAAGAAACACCAACAGATGGAATTGCATTACCAAAAGTCAAAGCAGAAGTTGCTAGTAGCAAATTGAGAGATTTGCTGGCTAACCTGCCAGGCGAGGACCTGTAATCGTTCTGTAAAGAAGGTTCTGATAAATACGCATATAATAAGGTAGCGATCGCCATGGAACTTCATCACATTAGGGATATTACTGACCCTTTAGTTAGAATAATTAAAGACGACCCTGTTCGTCCTCATATTCCTCTTGAACAACGTATTAACGAAGCCGCAGAAATTCTAATTCTCAAAGCAGGAGAAGAAGTCTTAGCGGCTACTTGTATGCAATGGCTGAAAGGTGTTCCAGAGACCGAAGAAGATCTTGTTAATATGGACAAGGATAAGGAAATTGCTGTCTTTTACACAATATGGAGCTATGCACCAGGGGCAGGTGCAACACTTTTACAGCAAGCCGCGGAATGGTTAAAAAAGGATTATGCTGATCTTAAAGGCATAGTAACCTTAAGTCCGCAAACTCCAATGGCTAGGCGTTTTCATATGAAAAATGGCGCTAAAGTCCGAAAAGAAAATCCAACAAGCGTTAACTACGAATACTATTTCAAAGAATAGTTTTAGGTAAATACTAGTCAATAAGGACTAGTTTGATGACCACGGCTCAACGCTCGCTAAGATTACAGAAATTACATACAACTGAATTTGCTGGTTATACCGCCAATCCGGGTGAAGTATTTTTTGATTCAGATCAAAATACATTACGTGTTTTTGATGGAAAAACCAGTGGCGGTTTTAGTCTATTAAAAGCTGATTTAAGCAACGCAACTGGCATCGTAGGCGGAGTTACTGTTGGTACAGTACCACCTTCTAATGCCAAAGCTGGAATAATGTGGCTTAATTCCAATACCGGCGCATTATACGTTTACTATACTGATTCTAATAATAATAGTTATTGGGTTCAAACAGAAACTTTTGCTACAGGCTTAACCAGTATTGCTGTAACAGCGAGCATGGACGGCGGAACAAGCACTACAGTTTTCAGCAAATCAGAAGTGAGACTCGATGGCGGAACAAGCATTTCTCAATATGTACTAAGCCAATCAGGTCAACCTTTAGATGGAGGCGGATCTGTTACATCATTTAATGTCTTAACCGATTTACTCATCGACGGCGGCGGATCTGTTGCAGTATACAACGGTCCTGCTTACAGTGGAAGTTAATTTATAAACATGGAGCCCAAGAATGGCAAATAAGATACAACTAAGACGTGATACAGCGGCAAATTGGACTAACAACAATCCTACGCTGAGCCAGGGCGAACCTGGATTAGAAACAGATACTTTCAAGATTAAGTACGGAGACGGACTAACACCTTGGAACAGTCTAAGCTATCCATCAGGAAGCAGTTATACTCTACCAACAGCAACTACAAGCACATTGGGCGGAGTAAAAGTTGACGGAACGACTATTACAATCAGCGGAGGAGTAATCAGCGCCGCAGGTAGTGGTGGTAGCTATAGTAACATCACACTTGGTGGAACGACTACTGTACAAGAAATTCAAGAAGTCATTCAAACTAAATCTGGAGCAACTGGCGTAGTCGTACATGACTATAGCACCGGTGCTATTTTTTATCATACTGGTGTTACTTCAAGTTTTACAGTTAATTTGACTAACGTCCCAACAACTAGCAATAGAACTACTACATTGACTTTAATTATCCAGCAAGGTTCTACAAATTATATTCCAAACGGATTTCAAATCAACGGTGTTAGTTATACTATAAACTGGTCAGGCGGTATAACACCATCGGGTGTAGCTAATAAAATTAACTACGTAACATTCTTTATCATAAACGTTGGCGGAACATTTGTTGCAGTTAACGGACAATTAAGCTCATACGGTTAATAGTATATGTCTTTGATATTTCCCAGTAGTCCTACATTAAATCAAACTTTTACCTCAGGTGCAAATACTTGGTATTGGGATGGTGTTGCTTGGACAATTTTACCTACAGATACACCTAGTTTTAATAATATTCAAGTTGCGGGCTCTATCTATGCCAACGATTTTTGGGGTGGAAATTTTAATGGAACACTGATTGGTAATGTAATAGGTAATGTAATAGGATCAGTAACTGGAAATGTCAATGCAACCTCGGTCACTGCTAACACAATAACTGGGGCTATTACCACAGCATCTCAGCCCAATATTACTAGTCTGGGCACTCTAAATTCGTTGTCTGTACAAGGCCCGGTTACAGCCAGTAGCCTGGCGGCAATAGTTACTACTCCAGCTCAACCTTATATTACTAGTGTAGGAACGCTGACTAGTTTATCTGTTGCGGGCACAATCACAGCACCAACATTAACTGGTACAATTAGTACAGCCTCACAACCTAATATTACTAGTGTAGGAACACTTACAAGTGTTTCAACTACCGGTGCCATACGAGTCAACGGACAAACTATAGTAGATTCCAGTGGTAATGTTTATGCAGGTTCAATTAAATTAAAATCTTTGGCAATTGCCATGGCTGCCGCGCTTTCATAACACAATAAATATAACACTAGGAGCGATAATGTCAGTACAGATTAAACTAAGAAGAGATACAGCGGCAAATTGGACAAATGTTAATCCAATCTTAAGTGCTGGCGAACCAGGTTTAGAAACAGATACAAATAAAATCAAATATGGAGACGGAGTTACAGCTTGGAGCAGTCTTCCATATCCTACAGTAACTTTTCCTACAAGTATTGCGGCCTCTAATTTAGCAAACAATATTGCGGGAGGATCTACAAATCAATTATTATATCAAACCCAAGCAGGTACCACAGGATTTATCACCGCACCGACACAAATTGGATTCTTGCAATGGACAGGTTCTGGTTACAGTTGGAGTACAGGTGGATATGCTAGTGCTTCTCAAATTTCAGGAACAACTCTAGCTTCAAATGTTGTAAACAGCAGTATTACTACACTAGGCAATGGAGTTACAGCAACAACATTTAATGGAGCAATCACCGCCAATGGCGGAATTATTGGTGCATTAACAGGTAATGCCAGTACAGCAACAAAACTTGCAAGTCCGGTCACTATTAACGGTACATCATTTGATGGATCTATAAATGTTACTGTAACAGCGGCGGCTTCGTCATTAACTGGTAACACCCTAAATCCATCAATAACTACTAGTAGTTTGACCAGTGTAGGAACTCTAACTAGTTTGACAGTAAGCGGAACAGTTACAGTAAACGGTTCGTTAACAGTAGGCGGAACGAATATTAAAGCATTATCAATCGCCATGGCAGCGGCGTTAAGCTAACATAAATATAAGATCACGGAGAATTAAATGGCAAAAAGTCAAATTAGACAATACGTTTTTACACCAGGCGCTGCCGGTGCGGGCACAATTGAAGTTCCTGGATACGTAAAATTAGAAAATCTGCTGGTTATTACTGATACCACAGCAAATATAATATTATATAATTTTGCAGATCCATCATTTAGTGGAACTACAGTAACATTCAACAGAGTTAATGATAGCAATTTCCCAACCGCTCTAGATAATAGTGATGGTACAACTACAATTACTCTAGCTATCAATACTGCAACATTAAGCGGTACTGACCATTTACAAATATTCTTCGAACAACCATATCAATTAACACGTATGCCAGAAGTGGCACAGGATGCTTTTGAACGTATTCGTGTTGCTCAACCACAAAGCATGATCGACGCTGACTTTGAGTACGGTATGCAACCAACCAAATGGTTAACTATCAGTCAACAGCGTGGTTACCCTGCCATTTACGAAATTCCTGGTACTGATATTGCTGTAACTGCCGCAACAACCGATGCCAGTTCAGGACTAGGAGGCATTGCTACAGCTGAATCGATTATCACAATTACAACCGCAACACCGCATGGTTATGTAACTGGACAACCATTTACAATCAAAGGCATGAATGCGGCAATTACAGGATTTGATCGTGCAGAAGGTAGTTTTATTGTTTATACAGCTTCAACAACTACATTTACATACATTGCCAAAGGTAAAGTAGGATTTAATAATGGTGACAACATTTGGACATCAATAATACAATTACGTCAAGGCGGATTTTATACCGGTGCCAATATTAACTCAGTTCTTAATACCACTATATTGGCTACTAGCAGTTCAGGTAACTTAGTCACTGTAGGAACTACAACTGGTATGAGTGTAGGAAGTCAAGTTACTATTGGGCAAATTATAACCAATGCAGTTGCAACTAGTGCCTCGGGTAATACAGTTACACTAGGAACTACAATAGGTATGGCAGTAGGTATGCCATTAAGTTTTTCTGGAACAAGTTTTGGAAATTTAACAAGTGGTACAACTTATTATGTTCTAAGTATTGTGGACACAAAAACCATTACTGTTTCGCTCACTCAAGGCGGTTTAGTACAGACGCAAGTTACTGCATCTAATGGTAACATGAATGTTACCGGCGGATTGACCAGTATGGGCGGGTTAACGGCAAATGCTAACTCAGCTGGAGCTGTGTACTACATAACCAGTATTCCAACACCAGGTGCTAACGGTACCATCACCCTAAGTCCATACATACAATATACTACATTAATTACAGCTACTAACGGTAATACCAACGGTGTAAAGTTTGCCAACTACACTTATCAAGGTGTGTCAGTAGGCGGAACCACTAATATGGTAGTCGGCGAATCAATAGTAATCACCGGAACTACTATAGGTAATTTGGCAGCAGGTACTTATTATGTGATACAGATCTTAGATAGTAACTATGCTATTTTAAGCACAACATCCGGCGGATCCGCTTTTGTACAAACTACTGCTTCTGGTACAATGAGTGTTACGGTTGGACAAAACGTTACACTATCAAATGTGACAGCAAATAACGGATTTATGGCATTGACTTGTGTAGCACCACCAACAGTTACAGTTGGCGGAAATACTACAGTGGCTAGTTTTACAGCTAGTTTAAGTGGTAATACACTAACAGTAACAGCATTTGCTTCTGGTAACGGTAGTTTGGCAGCTGGACAAGGTATTAGTCTAAGTCTTACCAATACAGTTCCTAGCGGCACAGTTATCGTATCACAACAAAGCGGTTCAGCTGGCAGTACTGGACAATATATAGTAAGCACTAATACTGGTTCTGTATCATCAACAGCAAACTTTATTGCTGTGACGGGCCAAGCAACTGTTACTGTTAACACTTATTCTCCACATGGTTTAATACCAGGCGACACTATCAACATGGTTGTTACCAGTGATAACGGCACTAATAATCACATTTTAACTAACGGTCCATTCTTCGTTGAAAGTGTTACACAAACAACATATAACAACCAAACACTATCAAATCAGTTTACTTTTACAGCACGTGGTGTAGGCGTTATTTCTACAGCATCTACTCCGATACAATGTCAACTTTATGCTAGACCAGACAGTTTTTATGCACATAGACCATTTGACGGTGGTGTGCAATTAGGTACTGCTTTACCAAGCGCTGGTAGCCAAGCTATACGTATGAGCAAGAAATATATTCGTTACCAGTCTGGTAAAGGTATCAATTTCAATACTGGTTTATTAATGGCTCCTAATTACTTTGTAAGAGCCGTTTATGCTAACGGCACCGCTATCGGTAGCACAGTAACAGTGGTAACTGATGACATAGATCATCAATGTCAAGTAGGTGCTACATTCACTCTAAGTGGTGTAACAACTAGCGGGTACAACGGCACATATACTGTAAGTGCTATCGTAGATGAACGCACTTTGCAATTTGTAGCCACTAATGTATTAGGTGCCGCCAATGGTGCTATCATTAGCGATCCATGCTTGTTAAGTTTGAATACATGGGGCGGCGCAACTGTACGATCAGGCACATATGATGAACAAAATGGTGTATTTTTCCAATATGACGGACAAGTAGTTAGTGTTGTACGTCGTTCTAGCACTTTCCAGCTGGCAGGCACTATCACAGCCTTGCAAGGTAGTGGACAGATCATTGGTCTTAATACTCGTTTTAGTACTCAATTATGGGTAGGTTCAAAGATTGTTATTAGAGGTATGAGCCATACAGTAACACAAATTGTATCAGATACATTGTTGTATGTTAATCCACAATGGCGTGGTTACAGTAGTGTGACAGGTATTAAAGCTACACGTACATTTGATTATGTGATTCCACAAAGCAAGTGGAACATGGATACTATGGACGGATCTGGAAGTTCTAAAAATCCAAGCGGCTATAGCATAAATCCTAACAAGATGCAGATGGTGGGTATGCAGTGGACATGGTATGGTGCTGGTTTTATTGACTGGATGATGCGCGGTCCAAGAGGTGAATATGTAACAGTACATCGTTTGCGTAACAACAACCTAAACAACGAAGCATGGATGAGAGCTGGTAATATGGCTGTACGTTTTGAAGTGCTGAACGAAGCTGGAGTTAATTATCTAGCTAGTAGCATAGGTTCAAGCGATACAACATTAACATTAGGTGATGTCAGCAGTTTCCCAGCAAGCGGTACTGTTTACATCGATAACGAGTTTATTACATATTTAAGTAAGAGCAATAGTTTGAATCAACTACAATATCTAACACGTGGTGTAACAATTGGACCATGGGCTACTGGTGGATACAGAACATTTACCGCTGGATCTGCCGCTAGTCATACGGCCAGTACCGGAGTAATTTCAGTTAATGCTACTGCTAGTCCGATTGTCAGTCACTGGGGTGCGGCTTTTGTACAGGATGGCGGCTTTGACTCAGATCGTTCATACATTTTTAACTATAGCCAACCCAACGTTAACATTTCAACTAAGAAAACTACGGCGTTTGCAGTACGTCTAGCACCTAGCGTGTCAAATGCTCTAACTGGTGATCTTGGACAACGTGAATTGATTAATCGTGCGAGTTTCTTGCTACAAACATTAGAATCTAGTGCGGGTAGTGGTGCTGGTAATGCGGCGCTAGTTATTGAAGGTATTATCAATCCTAGCAACATGCCAAACGTCAGCAACATTCAATTTGCCAGTTTGAACTCAGCGGCAAACCCAACTGGACAACCCAGTTTCAGTCAGGTAGCTCCAGGATCTAGCATGGTGTTTACAGGTGCAGTAAACACATTCTTGAACACACCTGTATACTTAACAGCTGGATTGACTACCATTCCGTTAATTTCCAATCCTGCTACACAAGTGCCCGCAGTACAAGCCGGTGATGACATTTTCTTCCCAAGCTCAACTGCTAGTTTGTATGGATTGACCAAAGTAAGCTCATTGTTAGCCAGCACAGCTACATTTACCAGCACAATCTCTACCAGCACAACTGCTAGTGGATCAACCAGTACTATCACTGGTACTGTATTAAGTGTATCAGGTAGTGTATCAGGTGCATTTGCAGTGGGCATGGTATTATCTGGTACTAACGTGGCCACTGGTACATATATTGTAGCATACTTAGGAGGCGGTACTGGTGCAGGTTCAACATGGACAGTAAGTCAAAGTCAAACAACTCCGGCAACTAGTATTACTGGCACAGCCTACACATTGAGTTTGACTATTGGTACAGGATCGGTACAAGTAGGCAGCTTGCTAACTGGCGGTACTATCCCGGCTGGTACTTATATTACTGGACAATTAACAGGTACAACAGGATCAACTGGTACTTATAGCATGGTCAATATCAGTGGTAATTCACCAGCTAGCGGACAAAACCCAACTGGTTCAACATTCTATGGTGTAACAGCAAACCAAACAATCTTGGCTAGTGTGCCAGTCAGTGTTGTTTCAGGTACGCAGGTTAACTTTAGTCGTAGCACTTACGCACTACCTGGCGAAACTGTATTCTCGTACATTAATGCGCCAGCTAACAAAGACTCATTGGACTTGAGTTTATTCAAGGAATTGACTAACACTCCAATTGGTGGACGTGGTTGCTATCCAAACGGTTGCGATATCTTGTTTATTAATGCTTACATTACACAAGGTAGCCCAATTAACCAAAACTTGGTTCTACGTTGGGGTGAAGCTCAAGCGTAATCAAACAAAAAGCTCCCAAAGGAGCTTTTTGTTATCTAGTTATCTTAGTGGGTTTAAGCCCCAGTTGCGGGCGGCCATCCCATGCTAGACCACTATTAGGACCGTTACAATCCACGTAGTGTAAGAATACTTGAATTTGTTCCCGGCCCTGATAAGGTTCGCGCCAGTGTTCTACTTGAGGTCCAGGATATACACACATGTCCCCGGGATACAGTAATACAGGATAGCCCCCTATGTATATGGCCCATGGTTCAGGATCTATGCTGATGTTCACAGTGGCTGATATTTCACAACTGGGTCTGTCAGTGTGCCGTACCATTTCAGCACCATGCCAGTAGATACGGGCGTAACTATAAGTAGGAACTAGATCTAGTCCACTGGCCTCGGCTACTTGATCTCTTAATAAAGTCAATAAACTTTCAGTGACTACAGGCGCATAGCAACTCCAACAGTTAAACTCCACAGGATCTAATCCGCTGAAATAACTGCGATCCGACAGGGGAACACGTGAAGTATAATACTGATTATCCTTCATGATCTGTAGACTAGTCTTGACTAGAGCTAGAGTAGAACTGTCTAGAACTTGGCGTACTATCTTGTAAGAATCCATTAGACTGGGTCTTTACGTTCTAGTTTTTGAGTGTGTAGTGCTACTTTTTCCGCGGCGGCTCGGGCTTCTAGTTCTAATTCAAGCACTGCGGCACGAGCACGATCGGCGGCAGCTTCGGCATGTTGACGAGCTTCAGTTGCGGTGTCAATGACTTTTTGATGTGCTAGAGCCAATTCCGTCTCTAGTTTTTCTACATCATTAACAGCCTTGATGCTGGCACTTTTGGCTTGTGAAAACAGCTGGGCCACGTCAGCTGAAATAATTTGGTGTAGCTTTGATAGTATGCTCATGGCATTCTCCTTTGTAAGCTATTTAATCCCGCCACGCGGAAGCCGCAAAATTTTCAACTCAACTAACGGAAGCTAAAATTTTCTTAGTGCGAAGCACAAGCGGTAAAACGCCAACAGCGTTACTGCTAGTGAAGCCTATCAAGAATAAATATATAATAGTCAATCAAAGGAGCTGAAATGACATATCAAGTTACCACCCAACGTATCGTTCTAGGTACTATGGAGCGCATCACCCAAAACTTTCCTACACTCACAGCCGCTACAAATTTTGCCGAAACTGTGGACCACACAGCCATTGTTAGAAATCTCGCAGCCGTAGATCGCGATGGTAAGCCAAAGCTAGTTGCACACTTTTATAAAGGTTCAGCTACTGGCCAAACACAAGTTTAATTTAGAAACCAGTAAACAAATCTAGCTGTGGATCTACTGGTTCACAGCTATCAGCAAACCTAAGTAAAAAGTCCGTAAGTACAGGACCTTCTGGCACCCAAAAACGTGTACGATTTAGGTGCAGTTCGCGAGAAATATTGTTGTCATTTAACCAATGCCACACTGATACAAAATCAGGATGAAGTGTTAATATGTAGTAGTGACGCATTAATTGGCAAGATCCACATCTAGAGATTCACTAAATTCTTTGTATCGCATAGTGTATTTATAGCCCAAATGGGTCTACAAGATCTTATTTTTTCTAGCGCAAAAAAATTTTGAGAAGTACTTGAGCTAGATGGGTAAATATATTATGCTGATCAAAGAAATAACTGAAACACTATACACTGAGCCAACTCCACCCGAGTTGTTGGCACAGCGTCAAAAGGAGTATGACGAAGCCGTAGCTCTATTGAAACAGATTGATAGGGATGATGACGGAGTCAGTGAATTATCACCCAAGGGCATAGTAGACACAGTTAACGGTTGGATGAAAACACATCCTACTGTAATAACAGCACTGAAGTTATTGCCACAGACTAGACTAGTGCTAACTGTAGTACAAGCGGCCACTAGTATTGCCAAGGGCGATGCCAAAGGCGCATTGACGGCAGTGGCTGGCATAGCTGGAGGCGGATTGGCGCAAAATTTAGGTACACTAGCTAAAGGTACTGACATTGCTCAAACGGTAGCACAGGGTAACTATGCAGATGCGGCAAAAACTGCACTAGATTTTGTTCCAGGAAGTGATCGTGTGGCTCAAGCTATAGACACGGGCCAAAAATTATCACAGGGCGATGTGCGTGGCGCTGTACGCAATACAGGCAATCCTTTAATAGCACAGGCAGATGATCTAGTGAATCGTGCAGAAAAGGCCTATAGTGCAGGTGCAGGACTGGTCGGTGATGCGGATAAACTCAAACATGCTCAAACACTGGCGCAGACTACGGGCTTGGATAAAAAGATCAAAATTGGCGAAGATATTGCTAGGATTCGTCAACTGAGTGGCCTAGCAAACGCTGTAGCCAATAGCCCAAGGCATGTATAGGCGGGATCACTAGTACACAAGATACACATGTAATCGCAATCCAAAAGAGTTGTTCAAGAACATAGTCCATACTAGTATATAGTCAAATGGGTCCTAGGGGATCAAAAAATTGCCCGCGTAAAAAATTATAAAGAAGTACTTATAGAAAAACCACCACGAAAAAAGCTCGGTACCCATGCGCTTGTTGCAGAAAAACAACAGTTTGTAAATATACGCCTGGTACCCCCTCCCAATAATCTTTTTCTTTTCTCTTTCTGAAACCAAAAAAAAATCCCCGACCGATTGATCTCGATCGAGGATTGAAAAAGGTCTTGCCGGGAGCGAATCGGGCTTATGGGACCTTTTAAGTGACAGCGTTACCGGGAGCGAATCGTTGGCGCCGTCTATGCTACAGCTCTTAACGGCTGTTGCGCATACAAGTTACTTCTGCTACAGCTTGCCACTTGTCGGGCATGCTAGCTGCCAAGTCTGCTACCTTTAGTACTGTACGCAAGCTGAGCTCACGCATGCGATGCTTGTTGGCATCTACGAACTCTACCACTTCCAGCTTCTTAACATCCGATAAGTCATAGCTGTCCAGCATGCCATGCTCTGTTACTACTTGCTTGATACGCAATACCTTCTCACGCTCTGTGTCGATGGTAAGATCCAAGTAGTGGCAACGGCTTTCCAATGCTTCCAAGTGATCCTTGAGCTTGGCTGACTTCACGTGATCGAACTTGATGTTGGTAATGAAGATAGCACCGCCTTTGAACTCGAAGCTGTTAGGTACTCCTTCGCTACGTAGTAAGCGACTGTCTGTGTTCCAGCTGATAGTACGCTTCTTGCTAGTATCTAATGCCGCTTTGAGAATGTTAAGGCTCAAGTCATCCAGCAATACGCTGTCACAGTCATCAAACACTAGAATACACTTCTTGTCACTGAACTCATAGAGTTTGCTGTACAAGCCAATGGCACTCATCGCGCCCTTGACTACTTCGTACTTCTTCAGCTTCTGATCATTAGCCACATCAGCGAACACATCATGCTTTGATAGTACTTTCTCTACACCGTAACTCTTGCCTACACCTGGAGGGCCTGTCACGATCATAGCACGAACATCGCCTTTCTTGACTGCTCGTGTCATGTCATCTAAGATACCAAAACGAGTACGCAGACGCTCTAGGATCTCTTCGTCTGTTTCATTGCGCAGATCCTTCTTTACGGGTTCTACTTCTAGACTCTTGGTTTTAACTTCTGATTGTAGTGCCATAAGCATCTTGCTCGTTACGACTTTAGCCATTTGCGCTCCTTCTGTGTATTTAAGAATTAATTATACTACCTTCTGCCCATGCTCACAATGATAATGAGCAAGAGCATTAGGAAGAAATGTACCAATGTAATCATCAGTCCAGTCTCGAACCTGCGTAGGCTTTCAAGCCCAAGCTCTGCAGATATGTAGCCAATGCTTCTGCACCTGCTTCTTTGACTGAGATAGATTGAGTAGGAATCTTTGCTGGATCCCAATAGCTCAAGCATTT